AGCATATAAAATTCCTGTTTATTAGGTATTATAGCAAATTGTGTGTGATTTCAATATGTTTAAAGCAAGGGGAATCTGTGGTGGATCATCCCCTCGCAAGTCTAATGTATAGACTATTTTTTAAATTTTGTCAACTTAACACCTTTAAACCAAGCAGGTACACCTAATAAAGGTCTTTTGTCTAAGTAATTTTCTTTAGCTGTTTTAGAACTAGATTTGTTATAATGTAAAAATACTTGTCCACAATTTTTACCTTTAAATTCTTCTCGCCAATGTTCTAAATCACAGCCAGAATATATTAACATATCTCCTGGTTTTAAATCTACTTTAATCCCGGCTTGACCTTTTCTACCTGTTGGATCAAGATATATTGGCCATGGGTCACCACCTAAATTTAATGTTGTAGATATTTCACAAGAATATCTATCTTTGTGTCTAGCAAGTACATCTCCTTGTTTGTAAATTCTTGCGTAAGAATATGTTTCACTTAATTTTAATCCTGTATGTTTTTCCATTACAGGTTTTACTTCTTGTAATAAAGTTTCCATTGCAAGATCACTATAATGTGAATAAGTATTTGGCACTTGATGATCATTCCATACACCAAAGTATTCTGTAAAGGGTGATATGTATCTTTGATCAAATAAAAATTTTGCTACGTTTCTTTTATTTAAAAAATATTTATAAACAAATTCTGCTAGCTCAGGTGATATAGCTTTTTTTAATACTGTATATTTATTTTTTTTAAACGACATTCAATACTCCTTTTGGTATTGCTTGGCAGTTCCAATGTATAAATCTAAATGGATTATATCCCATGTCTACAATGTACTGATGAGGTAAATACGATGGAAAAAACATCATTCTACCTGGTTTTACTTTATAACTAATTTGTGATGAGGCATGAGTTACTTTTGATTTATCTTTTTCTGGTAAAAGATTCATAATATTACCTGGTCTTGGATCTTCAAATAAGGGTAAAGATGTAGACTCATCTGCTTTTAAAAAATAAAAACCAGAAATATGACCATTCCAATGCGTGTGCAAAGTGTGGTGTCCACCACCTTTTTTAGCAAACTCTTGTACCCATAATTCTGTAGTAAACAATTGATAATTAGTTAAATCAAATCCCATCTCTCCTAATAAATTATGTGCAGTTGCACCTATATAATCTGTAAGTTCTTTAAATTTAGGATCTCCTATTAAAGTGCTTGAATGAAACACATGACCCATATCACCTTTGTTACCAAACTTTTTATTACGTTTATCAATAGTAGGTTTTAATATTTTTTTTGATTCTTCAATATATTTGTCTGATGCTTTATTTAAACTATCTACAAATTTTGGTTCATCTGCAAACCATATAGGACATTTAAAATATTCTTCTAAAATTAATTGTTTTGGATAACTTACGACTTCTTTTTTTATTTTTTGTTTTCTAGCTTTAGTTTTTTTCTTTTTCATATTTCTCCTTTATTTAAATGGCCATCCTAAATTCCAAATAACCAAACTTTTTCTTTCTCCACTTTTAACTGGACACACTCTATGCCATACAAATGATGGAAATACAACTAAAGATCCTTTAGGTAATATTTCTTTACATTTAACTGGTTTTCTAGGTTTATCAGGATCTAGGTTTCTAAAATCAAATTCTAATTCACCACCTTTATATTCTTTAGGATCAGATAAAGTAACTGTCACAGATAATTTTCTAATTTTACCATTACTAGGATCTTGTGTATTTGGTCTTTGATAAGGTCGATCCCAACTATCACAATGCCAATCATAATATTGTCCTTTTTTATATTTTGTAAATTGACAAGACTCTGAAAAATCCCAATTAAAATTCCAACCAGCGCTAGCATTTGCTTGATGCACATAAGGTTGTATTTCTTTATACACCCATCTGTCACTCATCCAAACAATGTTAGAATCTCTTTTCTTTTTTAAATCTTTAATTTGTTTTTGATTTAATTTTTTATCACCATAACCGCCAGTAATTGCCATTTGATCTTGTAATTGTTGACCATATTTTACAATGTCATCACAAATTCTAGGAGGAATTGCTGATTGAAAATACCAATAATAATTTGTTAGGTTCATATGTCTTTATGAACTTAATATAACATTATCTATGCTATTGTCAATGTGCCAGAAACTGTAAACGTAGCAACTGTTGCACAACCTGGGGCTGGTGTTAATGTATTTGAACCTGGTGCAATTGTTACACTAGATGGTGCAGACGCTGTAGCATATCTAAGTATTACTACACCGGAACCACCATTTCCACTTCCACCAGAACTAGGTCCTGTAGCTGCTGAACCCCCACCACTTCCACCACCTCGATTTGCAGTAGCATTAGGTTGACAATTTGCATCACAACCAGGAATTCCCTGAGTTCCTGTTCCACATGGACTTGCCGGTCCTGGAGTTGGACCATTTCCACCACCAGTTCCACCACCACCTCCGCCAGCATAACTAACCGCTGAACCTGTAATACTATTTGGTGCTCCAACACCACCTCCACCACTAGCTGTTCCAGAAGTACCTGCTCCACCTACTCCACCAGCACCTCCACCACCACCTGATCTGTCGTAACCTGCAGGGTTTGCACCTGCTGCACCACCATTATTTCCTTGTGGAGGACTAACTGGGGGTTGGTTACCTAAACCAACTGCTTTAGGACCATCATTATTTGCTCCACCACCTGAACCACCGTCTTTATTACCTAAACCTCCAGCGCCACCTCTTGATACACCTCCACCACCACCGGCAGAAGTAATTTTATCTGTGCTTTCTGTTGATCCACAAACATTAAATACTGAATTACTACCTTTGTTTCCCATTGCTGTAGCTGCTTCTCCAGTTCCATTAGTTTGTCCTGCTCCACCAGCACCGACTGTAATATTTGTAGTTCCTGCACCTAAAGTTATTTGTGTGCCTCCTGGAAAAGATGTTCTATAACCACCAGCTCCACCGCCAGCTCCAGCTCTAGCACCTGATCCACCACCAGCTACTACTAAATAATCTACTGTAAGACTAGGAATAAATGTTGGCCATAATCCTTGTGTCTTGGCTATCATTTGACTTTGTAGTGACCACACACCACTTGCTTTATTTAATTCTTTTACTGCTACAATTCCGGATCCACCATTATTTCCACTACAACAATTTGCTCCTGTTCCACCGCCACCACCACCGCCAGTGTTTGCAGTTCCTGCTGTTGCTTTAGCTCCACCATCTCCTTGTGAACCAGCTCCCCCACCACCTGAACCACCTGCTCCGGCAGTTCCAGAAGCTCCACCACCTCCACCACCAGCATACGTACACCCTGTTGCTCCAGATACTTTTCCAGCTCCACCAGCTCCGCCTACTGTACCAGAAGGCGCAGTGCTTCCTGCAGCTCCGGCTCCACCGCCACCACCAGCACCAGCACAAGGTAGTCCAGCACCACCAGCATTTCCTTGACATGTAGTTCCAGATCCTCCAGCTTTCGGAGTTGCATTTGATCCTCCACCACCAGAACCTCCGTCTTGTCCTGCTGTAATAGATCCCGGAGGTTGATTTGGAGCTGTTGCTCCTGAACCTCCACCTCCACCACCTGTTGCAGTGTAAGTTGTTCCACAAACTACTAAACTTGAATTTGATCCTTCATCACCTTGATCAACATTATATTTTCCAAAAGCCCCACCAGCACCAACTACTACTGCTCCTAAAGCAGTATTTCCTGAAGTAGGAATTTCTTGACAAATCATTCCTCCAGCACCACCTCCACCACCTCTGTCAGATCCACCACCTCCACCACCAGCAACAATCGTTGCTTGTACTAATCTTGTCCCTGGTTGAGTTGTAACTATACTAGGTGTGTTTGATGTTTTAGTTGTAGTTGTGCATTTTCCAAACGAAGTTGTATTCGTTTTTCCAATTACACCACCGTTTTGATTACCGCTGCCTCTAGGCATTTAGTGTCCTCCTATTCGGACACCCAAGCTGTGCCATTCCAATTATACTTGGTAGGTGTTTCCGATTCGTCGTTTGATTTAATTGCTTCCCAACCTTGTGTGTTGTCAGCTTGATATTTTGTTTCGTTCCATGAAATTCTATATTGAACATCACCTTCTTCCGTAATTGTTGGATGAGTTATTGGTGCTTGCCAATCATCATTATCATCTAATGACCATGAAGCGTAAGGTTGTTGTGCTAAAAATTTATCTTTTACAGGATCATATATCATTCCTATTCCTGCGTATTGTTTTCTAAAATTATGGTTGTAAGAAGTTTGTTTCCAAATACCACCTTTAAAAAAATTAATACACCATGTTTCTCCATCAACATGCATATCAGATGGTACTTCGTCATTTGCAACCACAACAACTCTTTGTACTACTTGATGTGCATCTGACGTAAATCCTGTTGGATCTGTCATTGCTTTTAATTCTGCGAAATGTGCCATGTTATTCTCCTTAAAAATTATATTTATATTCTATGCTTGTGATATTGTCAACGTTCCAGATGCTGTAAATTTACCTATCTTATCTCCTCCTGGATGTGTTGATCCTGTAAATGCAGGACCTGGTGTACCGGATAAAGCAAACTCAGAAGGCACTCTTACAACAACAATACCTGAACCTCCTGAACCACCTGTTCCAACACTACTTGGTGTACCTTGAGCACCACCTCCACCACCACCAGTGTTAACTGTTCCTGAAACACCACTACCAGCGGCACCTGAACCACCTGCTCCACCACCACCATTACCACCAGCTCCTGGAGTATCTCCAACTGGATTTTCTGCTCCACCTCCACCACCACCTGCATAAAATGTTGCTGGTCCTAAAATTGAATTTGGTAATCCTACACCACCTGCTCCTCCTGATCCTGGAGCTCCACCACCATCAGGTGAACCTTGAGAACCGGCAGCGCCAGCTCCACCTCCACCACCACCTAAATTATAACCTCCACTTGCAGCAGCACCATTAGCACCTGGGTTTCCTTGACCAGATACACCTGTTCCACCTGATGCGCCACTACATCTTGCAGCACCACCACCTGATCCACCTGGTTCTCCAGGCATTTGACAAGTAGGAGTTGAAGGAGCATGAGTTTGTTGTGCTCCACCAGAACCTCCACCACATGATGTTATTGTTGAAAAACTTGAATTAGTTCCAGAATTACCTTTTGGTGCACCTGAATCTGTAGGATTAATACCTTGAACACCAGAACCACCACCTCCAACTGTTACTGTATAACTTCCAAAACTTAATTCTAAGGCTGTTCCTTGTGTTGGACTTGGGCCATAACCTGATGCACGATAACCTCCTGCACCTCCACCACCACCTCTGAATGAACCACCTGTTCCACCACCTGCTACTACTAAATAATCTACTGTTGCTGTTCTTGTAATCCAATTATTATCTTTTACGAAATCATATACTGTATTCATTGACCAAATACCTGGTGCACTTTTTGGAATTGAAACTGCAGGTTCATTAATAATTACGATACCTGGTCCACCTGCACCACCAGTGTTTGGAGAAAAACCAGAACCACCTCCACCTCCACCACCAGTATTATTGCTTCCAGCAGCTCCAGCGGAGCTATTGTCTCCACTTGCTCCGCCACCACCTGAACCACCTGCACTAGGTGCTCCTTCAATACCTCCACCACCGCCACCACCAGCGTAAGTGACAGGAGAACCTGAAATTGTATTTGCTATACCATTTCCACCTACTCCACCTGTTCTTGGAGATAATTGTCCATTTCCTCCAACGGCACTAGCTCCACCGCCACCACCTCCAGCGTTTCCTGTTCCTGATACACCATTTCCGCCAGCAGAACCTTGAGATGGACTTGTTGGAGGAGTATTTCCAGCACCTCCAGTACCTGCAGACCCTGGTGAAGATGCTGCACCACCACCTGAACCACCTGCAGTCCCTGCTACACCACCACCTCCTTGATTAGATGCAGCGCCACCACCACCTGCAGAGGTAATAGTTGCACAACCTTCGTAATTAAAAACTGAATTAGCGCCCGAAGCACCACCGCCACCGCTACCTGCACCACCACCGCCAACTGTAACGTCATAAGAAGCACCTGATACAACAGGAACTGCAGATCCTCTTGTTGGACTTGGTGTAAAACATCCAGAAGCTCTATAACCTCCAGCACCACCGCCACCACCTGCATCTCCACCTCCAGCACCACCACCACCTACTACTAAATAATCTACATTAGCAGTTGCTTGCGCTGTAAAAGTTCCTGATGATGTAAATGTTGTTTTTTTTGCCGAAAGACATTGTGCTGCTTGCACTGTATTTGGGGGTCCAATTATTCCGCCATTGCCAGCCATAATTTAAACCTCCTATGCGTCGTCTATCGATTCATATGATACGAATAATTCTAGATCAGAGGCTGCACCTGCTCCACCTTTTAGTACATCACCTTCCATTAAATATATTGGAGTATCAAGTACAACTAACGTTGCATCAGCTGGTACCGATACTGTTTTTGCTAAATGGAAAGTTCCAGATGTATCAAAGTTTGCTACACCATCTGGTGTAAAGTTTGATTTTGTAATTGACACAGTTAAATCTGCTGCATTCGTTCCATCAACGTTTGCACATGTAATTCTATTTACTTTTACAACTTTGTCAGATGATACTGTCATTAAAGTTGTAGTTGTAGTAGCTGATAAAGCGAATCCTACCGATTCACCTTTAATACTTGTTACTGATACTATATTTGGGTTTGCCATAATTTACTCCTTTTAACCGAAAACGATCGCCATTGCAATAGCTTTTCCTGTTGTTGCTGGTGAAGAATCAAAGGTTAATTGACCAACTGCTGTAGTCCCTGATCCTGTTATACTATCTACCTTTAAAAACGTTCCTGCTGTTATATTTGATGTTGGAAACTTCATTTCATACGATTGTGCACTACTATGTGGGGGCGATGTAAGCTTAATTCCATGCGAATTAGATTCACAATTGAGCTGAATTGAACCTGGGTTTGTAGCACCCATAACTTCAATATTACCAGTAGCTTTTGGTCTTAATTTTAAACTAATATTGGTATCATCACCAACTGCACCAATCTGTGGACCAGATCCAGTTGCAGCGTTTGTAACATCAATGTGATTTACTGCAGATCCAGTTGTTTCAAAAATTAATTGTTCATTTGCATTTTCATCTCTGATACCATGGGCATCATCGAAATCTATCATAAAAGAGTTAGTATCTAAATTACCACCTAATTGTGGTGATGTATCATCTACAACATCTCCTCCAAACTCTTGTAATGTAATATTTGGATTAGTGCCATCATCTGCTTTTGCATATGCAATTACAGTTTTTCCATTAGGAACTGTAGCACTTGTTCCTGTACCACTAGTATATTTGAATACTACATTCTGAGATCCAGAAGTTGCATTTTTTAAAATGTAAAAATTTTGTACATCTAAAGGTATTGTAACATTTCTAGATGCTGTAAGTGATCCTGTAAATTCTATAACTCTGTGTGCAAGAGTTGCACCAGTAGATCCATCAGATACTGAAAGAGCTGTATCTGAACCATCAGTTACTGCTTGAGTTGTATAACCTCCAGTTATCTGTTCAATAATACTTAAATTAGTATTTGTTTTTGTTCCCCATGTACCGGCATTTTCACCAGTTGCTTGAAGTTCTACACCTAAAGGTGTGTATGTTGATGCCATAAAAAATTCTCCTACGCTGCTACATCGTTATAACTTGTATTTGATCCAGTTGCAACATTCGAATATGAAGAATTCGAACCCGTTGAAATATCGTTATATGATGTATTTGAACCAGTGTCAACATCGCCATATGCAAATATATCAACTACTCCAACATTAAATGTTGCAGATAGTCCAGTCAATCCTACTGTAATATCGGTTAATGAAACTGTTCCTAAACTAGCACTAAATGATATTCCAGTTAATCCTAAACCTTCTTCTACAGTTAAAGATCCTACACTAGATGTTATGCTAATACCAGTTGGATTAGCAACAGCACCACCTAATCCAATAATAGAACCAAGACTAGCTTCCATAGATAAACCAGAAACAATAACAGTGTCATTTGGTATAGTCGCAGAACCAAGACTAAATGTAGCTTCAATACCTGTTAATGATGCTTCTTGTGAAGATGTTCCAGTTGCAGTACCTTGTGATAAGGTCATTTCTTGACCAGAAATAATTACTGTATCGTTTGGAGCAAAAGCTGTGCCTTGTGATAAAGTTAAATCTAAACCAGTTATTCCAACCGTCATGTCTGCTACAACTGGTGTGCCCAATACTGCGGTAACTTCTTGACCTGTTAAGCCCATAGTTACATCATTTACTGTTAATGAACCTACTGAGAATGTTGCTGATAAACTTTCTTCAAGAACTACAGGAACAAAAGCTTCACCCTGTGATAATGTTATTTCAAAACTTGTAGGTGTTATAACTTGATCAGGAACATCAACTGTGCCAATACTGGTTGTAATTTGTATTCCTGTTAAAGAAACTGAAACTGTTTGATCAGAAAGATCTCCCCAGCCACCATCACCACTCCACTGTTGAGCACCCCATCCTGTTTTTAAAGTTGTAGATTGATTCCAATTAGCTTGTCCCCAGGTTAACCGGCCCCATCCTGAAGTAGTCGACATGGTCGACCTCCTATGCTAATCTGATTATTGCTGCTGTCGCGTCGTTTGCAGGAAACTCAATTTTAAAAGTTCCATTACTTGCTGTTTTGTCACCACCGAAAGCAATAATCGCTACAGAATCTGTTGTACCTGTACTTGTTCCTGTAGTTGTATTATAAATCATTGCACCGTTTGCAGTGAAAGAGGCTGAAGTATATGTAACATCACTAAAATCTGTGAATGCTGTAGTTCCTGTTAAACCAACTCCTGATCTTGTAAGAGTTGCTCCTCCAGCTGTATAAGCCGTTCCTGATGTATTTGTAATTTCGTTTGAAGTAGAATAATCTGTTGTTGCTGCACCCAAAGAAGCAGAACTTGTAAACAATGCAAGTTTAAAAGTGTCTCCACCAGATGATGCAAAATTGTGTTTACCTTGTAAAAGTTCTTGTTTGAAACTTGAACATATTGCCGATGTTATTGCCATAATTTATCTCCTACGGGTTTGCTGAGTTAATTGGTATTCTAACTGCGCCGTCTGTGTAGTCGTCTCTTCGTCTTCTACCAACTTGCTCGTTAGCAAACTTCTGTACCTCTTGTTTATACTTATTTTCATATAGTGTCAACATGTCTATCGGACCTTTTAAAAACCCATAAGTCTCTGACAGACAACAATATAATAGTCCATTTGGAAAATTAAGACTAATATAATTAGTTTGATTGCTAGACTCTAAAGTGTCTGGCATTTTATTGTAATGAACTCTAAATTTATAGGTTGTATTTGGCACTGGTGAAAAAGCTATTCTTCCAGATGTAGTATCTGTATTACCTGTTCCACCACCATACATAGCGTAATATTTAGGTCTACCTTGAGCTGCAGATGTTCCTGTAACATCTTGATATTCCTGCAAGTATGTATAATCTTTTTTCTCTAGCCAAACATTAGCTCCAGTAATCACGGCACTTGAATCATAAACTTGTATACCCCTAATAAATAATGCTCCTGCAGGAGCATTGATAGACTCTTGGCCAGCAACTAAATTACCTGTTTGCTGTCTTCGCTCTGCATCAATGGGCACATCTCTAAATATTCTATATTGTGAGTTTAAGATTATATTTTCTAAAACAGCAGTTGTTAAAACATTAGAATCTGTTTCTGTGTAGCTTCTAATGTTTGTAACTAAATCATTATAACTTAATCCAGCCATTATGCTACTCCTGCTAATTCTC